ACGGACCCGCTCATGTTAGATATAGATAGTATGACAGATGATGAGTTGATGGCGGCATTGGAGAACGGAAGCGTCAGTCCAGATATGCTAGACTAGCTTCCCAAGACTTACTTTCTAAAAATTCATTATCAAACTTTCGGGGCAGGACACGTTTAGTGACTTGCCCCGATAAACATTCAACCGGCTTAAACAAAACACGCTCGCAGTCCAGAGCTACGAGCGCGACAATATCACAGTCTTCTTTAGTCATGGCCCGCTTCTTACCAGTCACGGCAGTCGCGAACTGATACGTCCAGCTATGTCGGTGTCGTTTTTTATCACTGGCTTTTACCTGTATCCGAATAGCACGGTTATCATGGTTGGCAATAATATCTATCGTGTCCAAGTTTACTATTTCACACGATACACCAAGTTTCATTAGGCGAACTGCACATATGTATTCGCCAAGCTTTCCCGCTTCAAAGTTACGCAATCCACCCCCCGATGGTCGCGCCAGTCCCTAAATTTAGTATAACTTTTAAAAAATATTATATCAAAAATATTTCTTGCCTTTTACCCCATAATGTCTTATATAGAATGTGCAAACAGCGATGGTTGCAATTCCCGTAGTAGAAGCCCTCAGAGTGTCCAACAGACTCTGGGGGCTTTTCATTACTTGACATATGGGATAATGTAGGATATATAGAGAAGACAATCTTAACTACGGGAGAATAAAAATGACAGATGGTTTTATAAAACCTGAAAATCTTGACGCGGTGATGGCTGAGTCAAGACAGTGGCTTGAAGAAGAAGTTAAGTACCGTGATGATGATGAGCAGTATGCTTACGCCTGTGAGATTGGTGGGCAGATGATAGACATCAATATCTGGGATGGGTCAAAACTTTCTGACGATAATATGTGGCACTGCGAAGCTATAGAGTGTTTCGAGGAAAACGGTTACTACACTCGTGGCTATAGATATCAAAATCTGTGGTCTGTGACTAAGGAGGTAAGCTGATGCCAAAATTCAAGGTTTACGTCACGGTGTATCACCGAATTGATGTTGAAGCTAACAGCGTGGAAGAGGCGAAAGAATTAGCTGAAGAAGAAATTTGGGACGATCACATTAAGGATGTGATTATTGATGTTGAGGAGAATGAAAATGACTAACGAATTGCCACCAATCACGGTGGATATCATTAATCACGTGAGCGGCCTGTCAAATATCGTAGGCCACGTAACTGCAATCGGGGGCGATGCTCGCCTTATGGCATGGGACGGCAATGATGATTACTGGGTCTGGCTCGAAGTTGACGAAGATAATAAATTTAACGTCTTGGTCAACCTTGATGCCGCTCCGTCTCTTGATGACAAAGTGTTAAACGTAATCGGCTATTGTGGGTTCCACAACATTCCTTATCAAATCAATCATAAAGAGGAGATAGCGGATAATGATTGGTTCTTGGAATATGGAGATGATGATGCCAATGAAGAAAGATGAAATATTTAACCTGTCTAAAAACATAGACTTCACTGAAGCTCTGGGCGATGTTAATATGTGTGTACAGTTATATGCATCCCGCATTGCCGCTGAAGGCGAACACAGTCCAGAGGCCGTGGCCCGCGCACAACGGGTCTTGGCATCATGGGAAAGGATTAAACGCGGATGAGCGAAACAGACTTCGACAGAGCTGGTGATGAGATAAACGCCCTTATTGATGAAATGATGGACGAAGACCTCAACGCCGGTGCCGTGCTCGGTGGTATGCTCACTGCAATTGTGTTCCGCCTCATCGTCAGCTCACCAAACAGCACAACAGCCATAGGCATGATTACATCGTGCATGGCTAGCGGTGCGCGTATCGCGGCTGAATATGAGGAAACCGAAAATGAAACGTGCCATTAAACACAGAAATCCAATCCCCATCCGCGAACCACGGTTCAAGATGCAGGTGATAAAAACCAAAAAGGGCAAAGGCTCGTATAAAAGAAAAGACCGCACTCAGCGGTCTTTTTATTTTTTAGGGGCAGAGAAAGTTTTAACCAGCCGATCCCAATATCTCTGCCCCTAACATATACCGGCCTGTAACCAAGGCTGGAAGCTAAAAATGCGATGAGCACGGCCCGTGGTACTTACCCACCGGAAAACACCTGAAGCCACTGTATGGGCTTCTATGGGCGATTATGGGAGTTTAACTTAAATTAGGTTAATACTCGTTATGAGTAATTTGTTAATACCCAAAATGGGTAATTAAAAAATAATTTTTTTAAAAAATTAACTTGACAAGTATGCGATAATATGCTATATAATAAGAGAGGCACCTGTTGGAGGTGACCCCATACCCATTTTGGGTATCGCTGTTTCTTATTGTTAATAACTACGGGAGGGTCTTATGACCAATCTTCGCATTAAGCCTGTCAACCACGGTTCATCCAAGCGGGATAAAAACCGCTTTTGTGGGCCAGCCGTAATCAGTGCAATCACCGGCATGACAACCGGCGAGGCCGCCGCCCAGCTCAGACGAGCATCCGGCCGCCGCATGATTACCGGCACCGGCACAACCGAGCTGATGGATGTCCTGCATATGAACGGTATCCGAATGAGGGATGTCCGACATTACTGGGACGTTAAATTCAATCGCACGGACGGCGTCACGCTGGCCGGTTGGCTAAAGGCTTCTGTTAAAGACAGGGACGCTAAAAGCGTATTCCTTGTCGTAGCAGGCTGGCATTGGCAATTAGTGCAGGGCAGACGTTATGTCTGTGGCCTCACTAAAGAAATTGTCAGCATCCGCGATAAGCGGGTGAAACGCCGAGCACGAGTGGCCGAGGTCTTCGAGCTACACGCAAAGTAGCTTTGACCGCGAACCACGGACCACGGGGCAGTCTTCGGATTGCCCCGTTATTTTGTCTTTTACCTATATAGGGAGAAAAAAGAAAAAAATATTTTTAGTAAAAAATATGGCGGTACTGACGTTACCGGTGTTACCCATCTCTGTAACCGTTGATATACAAGGGATACAGAAGATTTTAGGGGTAACACAAGTGGTAACACCATTGTTTACAGAGGTGTTACCTTTAGACCAAAAATCAAAATCGGCCTTAGTGTGCCAAAATCAGAAAAAAATATTTTTTGAATTTTCCCCCTATATAGTATATTCCAAAATAAGGATGTTGACCTTTTTAACTGAGGATTGTTCTTATGGCTAAGATTGAGACCCGTGGACGGAAGAAAGCGACCGCCGCCCAGCCTTTGACGCGAAAGCAAGAGCTTTTTGTAAAAGAGCTTGTTAGCAAGGACGGCCAGATAACTTTGAGAGAAGCGGCAATCAATGCTGGGTACTCAGCCACCTCTGCCCATACGAGGGCATATGAACTGACTAACCCTGCCATATCACCTCATGTTGTTCACGCCATCCAATCTTATAGAAACGAACTGGACGCAAAATACGGGATAACTTATCTGCGCCATATCCGTGATTTACAAAATATCCGTGATGTTGCTCTGCAAAACGGGGCTTATTCTGCGGCTGTTCAAGCTGAGTATCGGAGAGGTCAAGCGCAGGGCGACATCTATGTTAGCAAATCGGAAGTCCGGCATGGGTCAATCGACAGCATGAATAAGGACGAAGTTTTGAAAGCCTTAGAGGAAATCAAGAATAGTTATGCCCCAATCACAATCGACATCACCCCAGAAGAAAAAGACAACACCGGTAATCGCGACAAAGCGAGAGGGCGGCTTTTACAAACAAGTGAAGGAAGCGGCGCAGAGGTCACCGAGGAAACTATCTCTGACGAGGATTGAAAACTGGGTAGGCGCAGGCATACCAGACCTTGTCATATGTGATGAGACCGGCGCATTTAACTTTATCGAATTAAAATATTGTACCGGCAACCGTGTTGAGTTGCGTCCGTCTCAGGTGGCATGGCTTACTAAACACCAGCATGGATCATGTTGGGTTTTGATTAAGCGGCAGACCAAGCCGACAGAACCGGCTGAATGCCTGTTATATCCTGCCAGCGCGGCAGTCGATTTAAAAATGGACGGCATCAGCAAAGTAGAACCCCTGTTTAGATGTGAGCAACCGTTTGTGTGGGAAACCATTTTTGACTTGACCTGTCCGACATAATCCCATATATGTGGGTTATCGTTCACAAACTACGGGAGTTAAAACGATGAAGCATAAAGTCTTAGTTGCCTCTGACCAGATGAGGCTATGTAATGTCATGGAAGCCGTCCGAGATTTAGAAGAAATCTTCAGCATTTGTGACATGAAAGAAACCGGCGAAGGTATCTTCGAGCATACCGGTCTTCTCAGTCCTATTAATATAAACGCGCTTTCGGATTCGGATGCCGATAAAATCCAGCGGATGCAGGCTTTGTTACAGGCCGTTTATGCGAAGCGCAAAAAATGGGTGTTGGCATGAGTGAAACAACCGAACAGCGGATGCTAAAGGGATTGCGCCAGTTGATTGATTATAACTGGGGCAGTGAACAGCAACACTATTTTGAAGAGGGCGAACCCGTCAATCATGTCTTCAGGGTGTTGCAGGAATTAAACTATTATCTTGAAACAAGGGAGAATAAACCAACATGATATTATTTAGTCTTATCGGCCGCCTGCTTTATGGCAAAGATTATGAAGAACTAAGCCGCAGGGCAAACAGTAAACCAACCCGTCGCAGGCGCAGATAAACAAAGCCCCGTCAGTCATCGCTGACGGGGTTTTAACTTTTTTAAATTATTTTTGTCCCAACCCGTCAATTCCAGAATTTTGTTTGATAACCTATAGAGATTGAAAGTTAATTTTTATGGGAAATAAGATTATGACAAAACGGTCAAGACTAAAAGTAAACAAGAATGGTTCATGTACTTTATATGTTCCAGCCGGTCAATACAGAGCCTTACTTTGGATTTTATCGGAAGGTCAAATCGGTTTAATCGACATGATAGATGACGGGCAATTTGAGGAAGATGAATATGAGTGGGGAGGGTTCTTTATAAAGGAATAACTTTTTGAAAAAATTACTTGCATTATATGAGAAGTTATGAGACAACACCTTTACGGGCCAATTCCGGTCCGCATTTTCTACGGGAGCATTTGACATGCAGAATATTATTGAAAACACAAACAACCTAATGCAGATTGACGGTTCACCACAGAACGGCATTATGCAAGGTGATGTAAACCCTTCAGGCCGACATACTGAACCGGCTGTAACAGGGGCTTATCAGACTAATGCCCTTCAGCATGGTATCGGCAACAGCGCGGTATCGTCGCAATGGTTCAGCCGTCCGGATGACCAGAAGTTTTTGTCTTTGGATGAAATGCTGGCCTTTAAAAAGCAGGACGCCCGCTCTATGAACAGCCGGATTGTCAACACTCATAAAATGAACATTGTTGGCAAGCTGGATGAAGAGAACCCCAGCCGTGGGGATATCTTTGTTGAGTATACCGACGAAGAGGGACACGAGGCTTTCAACGCCCCGACAAATTGGTCTTTTGGTCAGCTATCCCAGTTGGCCGGTGCGCCTGCCGGTTATCTTAAAGACCTGCCTGCACCTATAGCGGCGGACGCCCTGCAATGGGGCTTGCGTTATAACCGGTCAAAAGAACTGGTGAAGGCATATGGCCACGCCACCGAAGGCGGTGATCTACGGGCGGCAACCGGTGCGGATTATGGCCGGATTTATGATTTTGAAATCATTGAGGCAGTGAAAAAGTTTGCTGACCCTGACCGCTGGAAAATCCCGGGCATGATGACAGGCCAAAAAGAAGGCCGCGCTATTTATGACCCCTTTGTTCCGGTGACTAAAGACACGACAACCCTGTTCGCTAGTGACCGCGACGTGTTCCTGTTCTTGGTAGACGACACGCATCCGATTGAAGTTGGCAAGCTTGCCAATGGTGACCCTGATTTAATGTTCAGGGGCTTTTATGCATGGAATAGTGAGACCGGTTCCAAGACTGCCGGAATTGCGGCCATGTATCTGCGCGGCGTATGCATGAACCGCAATCTTTGGGGCGTGGAAAACTTTCAGGAAATTAAAATCCGGCATACTAAGTTTGCCCCTGACCGGTTTGCCTATGAGGCCGCGCCAGCCCTGCAATCATTCGCGCATGGGGCAACCGCAAACTTTCTGGACGGTGTACAGGCCGCGCAGGATGCAGT